GGACTAACTTGTATTGCAGAGTTCATGACATCATACCGTATGAAGATTTTGATGACGGTGTATGTAATATTCCTTATATACAACGTAGGGCAAGAGTACGTAGGGTATGTCAGCAGAATAACCTATTTGTAGAATCTGAAAGCTTTCATATATTAAATGAAACTAAGGCTCAGGAGTTCGCGGAGAAGTTTATATCAGAAGGACATGAAGGTATTATAGGTCGTGATCCCAATGGTGTCTGGATGGCTGGTAAGAAGAATGAAGCAGCTTGGAAGATCAAGCAAGAAGAAAGTTTTGATTTAGAAGTGGTAGGTATGTTAGAAGGTACTGGTAAATATTTGAATACCTTAGGTACTCTTCTAGTGAAGTTCCGACTATTCGGTAAATCAGATGGAGAGCTTGTAGAGCTGCCTATAAGTGGTATGACTGACGCTCAAAGAGATACCTGGTGGAAACGAGAGGAGGAAATTATAGGGTCTATAGTACGAGTAGATGCTATGCAGATAAATGCATATGGTATGCTTAGAGAACCTAGATTCAAAGAAGTTCGTAAAGATAAGATAAAGGCAGACTTCTAGTCATGGAATTAGACCTACTGCAAGAACAACTAGATTTAGAAAAAGGTATGTTGCAGTATGGCACAGAAAGGTATAAATCTTCTACTAATACTGCTAAGAAGCAAGGACGAGGTAGTGAGACAAGTTATGCTCGTAGACTTCTTTCAGTATTAGTAGGAGATATGGGGGATGCTTTAGCTTATTGGCTGAATAATAATGGCCCTGGCCCTGGTAAACGTAGTAGTACTAAGAAAGTTCTACGTAAACTTCACCCCGACTGTGCAGCGTATATAACTCTTAAGACTATATTTGACTCTTTATCATGTGAGGATGCAGTACTTCCTATAGCTATTAGAATAGGTCAACGTATTGAAGATCAAATAAGGTTTAGTATATTTGAAGAGAATACCGGTAATCTGTATCATCATATACAGAAAGAATTCAAAGAACGTAACGTAGTTAATTATCGTAGAAAGCATAGAGTACTTACTCATGCTCATAATAGTGTAGCTGAATGGAGTTCTTTAAGCACTAATCAGAAGGTGCAGATAGGTACTGTCTTAATAGAGAAAGCTATAGTAAGTACTGCTTTATTTGAAGATAAACTAGTACGTGTAGGTAAAGAAACTAAAAGAGTTCTCACCACTACAGCAGAGACATTAGACTGGATAGAAGAACATATGATGCAGTTTGCTCTGTTATATCCAGACTTCGCACCCACTGTAATTAAACCTAAACCGTGGGTAAGTCTTACTGAAGGAGGGTACTATTTAGAACCATTACAGAGACGTTTCCCGTTTATTAAATGCAAAAATAAGTTTCAACGTAAAGGTATACAAGAACACGACTACTCTGTGGCTATGCAAGCTGTTAATAAGATTCAAGATACTCCTTGGAGGATTAACCAGTTTACTTTTCAAGCTATGCAAGAAGTATGGAGACTTAACTTACGTATAGGTATGCCTCAAAGCATACCTATAGAGATGCCTGAGTATCCATTAGATTCCAAACTAAAGAAAGAGGAAATGCAACCGCACGAGCTTATGAAGTTTAACAAGTGGAAACGAGAAATGGCAGACTTGTATACACTTGAAAAGCAGCGGGTCAGTAAATGCCTTCTACTTGGAAGAATACTTAGCTCAGCAACGAAGTACACTAAATACGAATCTTTCTACTTTGTATACAACTGTGATTTCAGAGGTAGAATCTATGCTGCAAGCTCAGGATTCTCTCCACAAGGGCCAGACATCTCAAAAGGTATACTTGAGTTTGCTGAAGGAAAAGCACTTGGAGAAAGCGGTTTTAGATGGTTGTGTATACACGGTGCTAATGTATTTGGATATGATAAAGCCTCAAATGAAGATCGTGTCAAGTGGTGCAAGGAACGAACTGGGACAATACAACTTATTGCTCAGAATCCTTTCGCAGCTGCTGCTAGAAAAGTATGGGCTAATGCAGATAAACCGTATCAATTTCTAGCGTTCTGTAAGGAATACTCAGAGGCTATTAAAGACCCTTTAGGTTTTATTAGTCATTTACCTATAGCTCTTGATGGAAGCTGTAACGGCTTGCAACACTTCTCAGCTATGCTACGAGACGAGGTGGGAGGTAAAGCTGTCAATTTAATTCCTGGTGAAGTTCCTGAAGATATATACTCAGATGTTGCGAAGGTATGTATAAAGAAATTACAGAAGATAAGAGGTGATGCTACTGCTGATCCTGACGGACATGCTGAAAAGTCTTTAGCCTTTGGTATTAATCGTAAGATATGTAAGAAACCTGTAATGACTTTACCGTATGGCAGTACGCTTAGAAACTGTTTAAATAAAACAGCGGTTTATATACTAGAGAATCCTGAGACATCTCATTGGAAGGATGATATATATGAAGGTGCTACATTCTTAGGTCAGCATATCTGGAGTAGTATAGATGATGTTGTAATAGCAGCGCGGTTAGCTATGAAATGGCTTAAACAGATAACAGGTATACTTAATAAGCTTGATAGACCAGTACATTATGTTACACCTTCTGGCTTTCTTATGTACCTGTGTGAAATGCAGACTGAGAAGAAGTTTGTAGTCACTCAACTGTTTGGTACTTGTAAATTAGTGATACGTCCTGTAGTAGATAATCTTAACTATACTAAACAATTAAGCGGGATAGCTCCAGACTTTGTGCATTCGCTAGATGCTGCTCATCTTACTTTAACAGTTAATGCCAGTAATTTAAGTAGTTACGCAATGATCCACGATAGCTTTGGTACACATGCCTGTGACACAGATTTATTAGCTAAGGTGTTACGTGAAGAATTTATTAAGTTATATACTAGCCATGATGTACTTAATGATATGAAGGAAGCTATTGAAGCTAAGTATTGTATAACTTTACCCTCAGTACCTGATAAAGGTACATTAGACTTAGCTGTTATTAAGGATTCAGAATATTTTTTCAGTTAGTAAAATAAAGATACTCCTATAGATACATTATAAACAAGGATATTACATGGAACTATTAGCATTAGTAAAAGAATTGAGAGCTATATATAAACCTATAGTTTATAAAGAAGGTACTACTATAACACAGATAGCTTTAAGTAGAGGTGAGCAAAATGTTATAGATAAGATTGAACATATGGGCAGTACTAATATAAAGCATCTACGATGATAGTAATACAAGAAGAGACTTGGGACAATTGTAAACATGAGATAGAAGAGTTAGGTAAATTACATTTTATAGAAGTAAGAGGTAGTTGGACTAATTTAAAATATATTCCTAATACTAAACTTTATGAATTGGTTGATGAATCTAAATTACTAGCTGTTGTTACTTTAAGAGATGTCAATAAATTAGTAGGTTATTCTGTAATTCTCTTGATGCAAGATCATGTTTGCACAAATAATTTAGTAAGTAATTCTGCTCTGTTATTTGTGCATAAGGATTACAGAGGTCATAGCTCTTTAAAACTTATCAAAGCTACTGAAGAATTAGCTAAATCTCATAAAGCGTGTTACCATGTGTGGGGAATTAAACCAGAAAATGACTTTTCTAAGTATTTAATTCGTAATGGTTATAAACTAAGAGATATACAATATATTAAATATTTAGGAGGAACTTAATGGGATGGGTAGCATTTGCAGCAATAGCTGCTGTTGGTACTGGAACTGCTATACAGCAATCACAAGATGCAAGAAAAGCGAGGAACCAAGCAGCAGATGCTAATGCAGAACAATTGAGATTACGTAAGGAGTTAGCAGATCAATCTAAAGCTCCAATAATTAAAAAAGAAGCTAAGATAGAACTAGAGTCTGAAGAGTCTTTAGAAGATCAAGAAATTAGATTACGTAGTAAAAAGAATAGATTAAGGGTTGGTACAACTACTCCAGTTAGTAACACACCTAGCACCTCCACTGGTTTAAAGGTTGGATAATGTCTATTCAAGATAGAATAAATCAAACGTATCAAAAAGTTTATAACACTAAGGGTACTATAGCTGCGTTATACAAAGAACTAGAGCAGATTAAGTCTAGCTTTATAGCTAGGTGTGAGACTTATGCAAGCTGGACTCTACCTACAGTACTTACCAGTCAGCAAACTACTAATCCTAATAACACTGAGCAACAACATGACTTTCAAAGTATAGGAGCAAGAGCTGTTAATCATCTATCTAATAAGATAGCATTCAGCTTGTTTAATCCAGCTAGGCCTTTCTTTAAATTGGAAGCTAGACCAGAGTTCTTAGCAAAGCTGGAGTCTAAAGGATTAACTAAGACAGGTGTTGATACTATACTGGCTAAGGCGGAGCGTCTAGCTATGAATAGATTTGTTACATGGCGTAGTAGAACAGCAGCTATATTTGCATTGAAGAGTATCATCATTCTAGGTAATTCATTACTATACTTTCCACCTAGAACTAAAGATGAGATGAATGCAAAAGCCCAGGCATTTAACTTCAGAGATTATGTAGTCAAGCGCGACCTTAGTGGTAAAGCTTTAGAGATTATAACTAGAGATAGAAAGAAGGTTAGTACTCTTCCAGGTAACATTAGGATAGCAGTACAGACTGATCCTTATAATCCTAGGAAAGATAACGATGATGCTGAATTATTTACTAGAGTAGTATGGAATCCTGATACAAAGAAGTATCATATATTCCAAGCTGTAGATGAATACCCTTTAACTGATATTAATGGGAGCTATACTGAAAAGGAGCTTCCTTGGATACCTTTAACATGGGACTTGCAACGAGGTGCTGATTATGGTACTGGCTTAGTAGAAGATTATGCCGGAGACTTTCATGCTTTAAGTACACTTACTCAGAGCATGGTTATAGGTGCAGCTATTGCCGCTGATATTAAATTCTTAGTAGACCCTGCTGGAAACACAGACTACAAGGCATTGAATGATGCTGAAACAGGTGCATATGTTCCTGGTAAAGAGCAGGACATTAGTACTCTAACTACCGACAAAGTTAATGACTGGACATTTGTTAGTCAGATGATTCAAGGTTATGAGAAACGTCTCGGTTTAGCGTTTCTACTTGGTTCAGCAGTAACAAGAGATGCTGAAAGGGTTACGGCAGAAGAGATTAGATTTCAAGCACAAGAGTTAGAGACAGCTTTAGGTGGACAATATAGTAGATTATCAGAAGAACTGCAAATGCCTTTAGCTTACATACTCTTAAAAGATATAGACTTTAGTATTAACGGAGAAGAGATTGATCCTATTATAGTAACAGGGTTAGAATCTTTATCTAGGAACTCAGAGGTCGATAAATTAATACTGTTCTTACAAGACTTATCCTTATTAGCTAACCTTCCTGAACAAGTCCAAGCTTATATTAAAGTACCTGAGATAACAGCTATCTTTGGGAATGCTAGAGCTGTAGATTATAAAGAGTTCATAAAAGATGATGCTACCGTACAGAAGGAACAAGCAGCTAAGCAACAACAACTCATTGAAATGCAGCAGAAGGTAGGACAAAACGACGCAGTAAATTCAGCTACCGCTGCTCAGTTAAGTAAAGGATAATTATGCCAGATGAATTACCTGTAGGAGAACAACCTGTAGTACCTACTCAAGTAGTAGAGCCTGTACAAGCAGGATTTACTGAGAAGTCTGTTCCCACAGCACCCGTAAAAGCAGATGCAGTACCTGACGTAGACTTCTTCAGCTCAGCAAAAACTTTATTGAAAGATAAAGGCTTTGATCCTACTGAAGTAGTAAATAAGATAGATGCTAATAACGGTAAGATACCTCTTGACCTCTATAATGATTTAACTTCTAAGCTAGGAGTTACTGAGACTAATACTTTAGTAGCTGGATATTCTCAAGCAAGAGACGCAGCTAACGCTAGTATTGAGCAAGAGAACCAAAGAATCTATGATGTAGTAGGTGGGAAAGATAAATGGGAAGCAGCAGCAGCTTGGACTAAGACTCCAGAAGCGGGTTTAACTCCAGAAGCGGCTAAAGCTTATAATAAAATGTTTGCTGAGGGAGGATTACAAGCTGAACTTGCAGCTAATGCTATCATGGAAGCGTATATGAAGAGTCCAGGTTTTACACAAGCACCAACTCTGGTTCAAGGCGATGGGCCTGCACCTATTCTTGGACTAACTGCTATATCAAGGAGCAAGTACGTTGAAGAGAAGGCTAAGGCTATTACTGCTAATGATGCTGTTGCAGTCAAGAGTCTTGAGGAACGTGCTAGACACACAATGCAAAATAATCCAGGCTTATGGCGTGGAGCATTACATAGTTTTTAATTACTAACGGTCGTATCGACCACTTAATTTAATGGAGAAATAAATGGGTATCCCTACAGATTCAAGTCACTTGTCCCGACCAGGACAGAACCTCGGAACAGGTGCAGTAGATGCACTACATATTGAAGAGTATGGTGGAGAGGTTGAAGGTACTATCGCTAAGAAATCTTTTATGCGTATGTATGTAAAAATTAAACCAGTACGTGGTACTAACGTAGTTACTAATGATCGTGTAGGTGAAGCTACTCTGCAAGCAGTAACTCCAGGTGTTCGTCCTGATGCTAGTCCCACTGAATTTGGCAACGTGTCAGTTAAGGTTGATACTATCGTCCTTGCTCGTTCTAACGTAGCCCTGCTTGACGACTTTCAGGCTCATTTTGATACACGTAGATCACTAGGTGAAGAGCATGGTAAGAAGATTGCTAAGTTCTTTGACGAAGCTTTCATTATCCAGGCTATTAAATGTGCTCAGGATACCGATGTAAGTACCACTCATCCTGCTGGATGGACTGCTGGTACTGTAGTAGAACTTGCGGCTGCTAATGACGAACTTGATCCTGTTAAACTTCAACGTGGTATTGAGGACGTAGCAGAAGCTATGGAAACTAATGACGTTGATCTTGATGGAGGTGTTATTCTTGTAAGTCCTACTCAATATAATGTATTGCTCAGGAATGATAAACTTCTTGATTCACAATTCAGTCTTGGTAATGGTGACTACGCTAAAGGTAAGGTTCTTGCTTCTGTAGGACTTCCTATCATCAAGACTAATAGGATTCCTAAAGCAGCTATCACAGGACATTTCTTGAGTAACGCAGGTAACTCTAATGCTTATGATATTAATGCAACTAATGAAACTGATGTCGTTGCTATTATTATGCTTCCTAAAGCGTTGCTTGCTGGTGAGACTATTCCGCTTACTTCAGATGTATATTACGAGAAATCAGAGTTGCAATGGTTCATTGACTCTTATCTTGCATTTGGTGTAACTCCTAATCGTCCAGATAACTGTGGAGTAGTTCAGAAGTATCGAGCATAACGTTCTCCTAGGTACTGTACCTAGTTCCTTGCCCCACCTCTTTAACCGGAGGTGGGGTTTTTTTTTTGTGTTTATTTGTGGCTTAACTTATGTTAAGGTTACAGCCTTATTATAATTTAATTCATAGGTGAGCTATAATGTTAAAACTTGATGCAATAAATCAAATGCTGTTAAGCATAGGTCAGAATCCAGTTACTAGTTTAAGTAGTAATCATCCAGCAGTTTTAGCTGCTGTAGCTATATTCAATAGAGTTAATAAGAAGATACAAGGTCAAGGCTGGTGGTTCAACACTGACTATAATCTAACCTTGAGCTATAACCCTACTACAGGAGAGATAATTTTACCTGCTAATACCTTAGGTGTTGATCCAGTAGACACTACTTCAGGATTAGTACAGCGTGGTAATAAGCTTTATGATAGACTTCTAACTACTTTTAATGTAGGCGAAGATGTAATAGTTAATATAAAGCAATTACTTGAGTTCGAAGATATTCCAGAGAATGCTGCAAGTTATATAGCAGCTCAAGCTAGTTATGAATTCCATAGGGATAAAGTAGGTGATAGAGTAAAGATGCAAGAACTTAAAGAAGATATACATGCTACGATGATAGAAGTAAAGAAAGATGATATTAATTTTAATAATATTAAACTCTCTGATAATCCTTCAGTTAAAAATCTATTAGGTGGGATGCGTCCCTCAAGGAGATAGTATGTCTTTAGTAGATGGTTCTTATAATAGTCTCCTACAAGGAATGTCACAACAGCCTGATAGAAGTAGGTTAGAAGGGCAATGTACTTTACAGCAGAATTTGTTATCTGATCCTGTAGACGGTCTTAAACGTAGACCACCTCTTACTAAGGTTGCTAATGTCAGTACATATCATACAGATAATCTCATTTACCAGTACGACACAGGACTTGAGCAATATCTAGTAGTGTTTATGAATGATCTGAGTGTAGAAGTGTATGATTTACTAGGAGTTCAAAAGACTGTAAATAACCAAGCAACTTCTTATCTTAGTACTACTCCAAAAATAGACTTACGGTTAGTTACTATAGGGGATTACACTATAATAGCTAATGCTACTAAAGTAACAGCACTTAAATCTGATGTTAAAGAAGCTACCTCTGCAGCCTTAATATACTTCAAAGATGGTGGAGAATACGGAAGAAAATACACTGTAACCATAGATGGTACTGTAGAAGCTACTTATACTACTCCGGGTGGATCAACTCCAGCTACAGAAGCTGCCCAGACAGGCACTGACTATGTAACTGCTCAGATATTTGCTGGACTTAGTAGAACTGGTTATACCTTTACTAGATTAGAAAATGTAATACACGTAAAGAGAACTTCAGGGACAACTCCTATAGATATACAAGTATCAGATGATAGAGGTAATCTATTTGCTATTATTATACAGGATGAAGTAACTAAGATAGGAAACCTACCTTTATATGCAATTCCAGGTCAAGTAGTTACAATAGTAGGTGAAGGTACTAAAGACTCTGATGATGTTTATATGGAAGCAACAGGTAGTGGAACAGTATTGACTGAAGTTGTATGGAGAGAGACAGTAGCTAGAGATATTCCTTATCTATTCGATGAGGATACAATGCCTCATGCTTTGATTAGATTAGCTGATGGCACTTTCTATTGCGGCCCATTAGATGGAGGTTTATATAGTAATACTACTGGAACACATACAGGAACAACAAGTGTTACAGTTATGACAGATAGTACTGCAACTTTTACAGTAGATGCTTTAATCGGTTTAACTATCACTAATACTACCGATGGATCTTCTGGAGTTATAACTAACAATACTGCAACTACTATAACAGTAGTAGCATTAACTGGCGGAACTGATAATGATTGGGATACTTCAGATGCTTATGTAGTAAACGGAACTACTATTGAAA